AAATCACGGAGCGTATGGCATTGGTTCTGGTGGTCAACTTGCTCTTGGCTACCTGTATTCAATTGTCAAACCTGATATGGACCTAGCCTATTCAAAGAGACACGCCCGTAGAGCCGTAGAGATTGCTTCGGTCCTTGACGCTAACACTAACAAGCCCTTACAGTTAGTGGTCCAGGAAAGGATGTAGTGATGCACAAGACACTAGAGTACGCACTCAGTGAAGCATTAAATAGTGGGTACCAAGCAGGTCGTGTTGGTAGTTCCTTTGATTCAATGGCATTGCGTGAGCAAATGGCACAGTTGATTGAGAACTATGAAATTAAAAATGAGAACGCACAAGGTATGAAGATGATTGCACTTGCAATAATAAGGGGGCATAGTGATTGATCCTAAAGAACTGCTACTGACTGCACTTAAAGCAGGCGATGCAAAGCGTTCACGTTCTACACAAGTGCAGATAGGACCATCAGAGTTAGGTGGTTGTCGTCGTAAGGTCTGGTATAGATTAAATGACCAACCTGAAACCAATGACAACGAGATGAAACTCGCTGCCATTATGGGTACTGCTATTCACGCAGAGATTGAAAGAGCATTAGCAGATAACCCAGATGTATTGATTGAAACATTAGTTGAACACAACGGTATGAAGGCACACATTGACTGCTATGTACCAGCCACTGGTGATGTCATTGACTGGAAGACAAGCAAGGTACGTAACCTTTCATACTTCCCATCAACACAGCAACGCTGGCAGGTACAGACCTACGGTTATCTACTGGCTAAGAATGGTCACGATGTAAAGCGTGTATCTCTAGTTGCTATTGCACGTGATGGTGATGAGCGAGACATCAAGGTACACACAGAAGACTATGATGAAAGCGTTGCTATGCAAGCATTGAATTGGTTGGAAGCAATCAAGGGTGCAGCAGAAGCACCAGATCCAGAACGCGATGCAACTTACTGCAAGTTCTATTGTAAGTTCTACGATGCATCAGGTGAGATGGGATGCGTTGGTATAAAAAAAGAACATACACCAGTGACTGATATAGTCATTGAAGATGCAGACATTGACAAGAATGCATTGCTGTATCTACAATTAGCAGGACAAATCAAGGAGTTAGAGAAGCATCAGGATTCTTTGAAGGCTTCTTTTGAAGGGTTACTAGGTACTACACATTCTGGTATTGAAGTCAGTTGGACAACAGTGCGAGGTCGTGAAAGTATTGACAGTGAAGAAGTAGAAAAACTTATTGGGTTCGTACCTAAGAAGTTTGGCAGTGAATCACAACGGCTATCAATCAAACAAACTGGAGGCAAGTAATGTCAGTAGAAGGAACAAAGTTTCAAGTCAACTACAAGTTGGCAGATGGAACACTTATCAATCTGTATGCAAAAGATATTAAAGATTTAGAGACAGGTCTTACTGATCTATCAATGGTTTCTACTCTGATTAAATCAACAGGTAAAGAGTTTGTTAGTGGTTCATCAGCACCAACAGTTGAATCAATTGAAAAGCAATTTAATACACCACCTGTAGCAGCGTCTGCTCCTGTAGTTACTGAAGGACAAGCACCTACCTGTAGTCACGGCACTATGGCTTTCCGTAATGGAACTTCAGCACGTGGACCTTGGAGAGCGTGGATGTGTGCTGCACCAAAGGGTGCAGCAGATAAGTGCGAAGCAATCTTCCTAAGATAATTGAATGCGGGAACCTCGTGAGTACGAGAACCCGTTATGTGCACAGATAGGTGGTGACTTCTGGTTCCCTGAAAGAGAAGAGGGAGCAGTAAGTTACGTTGATGGTCAGTATGCGAAATCAATTTGCAGAGGATGTTCTCATAGAATTGAATGCGCTGAGTGGGGAATCCGCAAAGAAGCATTTGGTATATGGGGTGGGTTGGCACCACGTGAGCGTCTGAGTGTAAGAAGACAACGCAGAATAAATCTTGGAGGGGATGGGGAAGTTGCTTAATCTAAAGCGGGCACTGGGCACCAGCACTATTAAGGCTGTGCCCCTGCCTGATGTATGGACTGGCCTTGCTGGTGAGTCCATTAAGTTTAGACGAGGGCAAGTATGTATGGTTGCTGCTGCACCGAATGCTGGTAAGAGTATGTTTGCTCTTGTCTATGCAATCAAGGCAAAGGTACCAACACTTTTCTTTTCAGCCGATACTGATACTGCTACAGTCTTAATGCGTTCAGCAGCGCAGATCTCAGGGCATACACAGTTAACAGTTGAATCCAATATGGAATATAAAGATGACTTCTACGCTGACCACCTAAATAAAATGTCGCACATACAATGGGTCTTTGATTCAAGTCCATCACTCGATGACATTGAATTAGAAATCAAAGCCTACGTTGAACTCTTTGGCATAGCACCTGAGTTAATTATCATTGATAACTTAATGAATGTTGCAGCCGAAACAGACAATGAATGGGCAGGACTACGTGCAATTATGATGGAACTGCACGATATGGCACGCAAGACAGAGGCTTGTGTCTTAGTACTTCATCACGTATCAGAACAATCAGAGTATGGGTCACCGTTGATGCCACCTCCACGCCGTGCTATACACGGTAAGGTCAGTCAGTTACCCGCTCTTATACTTACACTAGGTTATGACCCATCACAGGGTATGTTGCGTGTGGCTGCAGTGAAGAATCGCTTTGGTCCACACACAGCAGATGCTTCTAAATGGGCTACACTATTTGTTAACTTTGCAGCGTGTCAGATAGGAGACCAAGATGCACAAGGCAGGGCATACTTGCACTCTAATATGCAGACGGTGTACTAATGCATAAAGAGAAGAGCATTGGAAAGATCTGGCTATGTATTGGTATCAGTAAGCAGATAGCATTCGGCTTTGTAATTAATAAATACTTTGTCAGTGTTGATGTTGGACCATTCTATATAACGGTGGAGTTCTAATGGCTAACAAGAACGGACGTAAAGGTTCTCAGTTTGAGACAGATGTAATGAAGTGGCTCCGCAATGCGGGTGCTATGGCAGAACGTTTGACTAAGGCTGGGGCAAAGGATGAAGGAGATATGGTTGTTATCATATCTGGGGAAACTTACATCCTTGAACTCAAGAACAGGCAGACCCTTTCCCTGCCTGAGTTCTGGAGAGAAGCGCAAGTTGAGGCGCTTAACTATGCAAAGGCACGAGGTCTTGGGGAAGTACCTATGTCTTATGTTGTAGTTAAGCGTCGCAACGCATCAATAGATCAGGCTTGGGTAATCCAAGACTTAACTCAATGGCTAAAGGAGAAACAATAATGCCAGTACCAGGTGGAGAAATAACAACGACAGAGATACTAGTACCAGAAGTTGAACCAGAAGAAGTAGATGATAGTTCAACTAAGCAAGGATGAGGTACGAGTCTGTACCTTGTTAGCAACAGAGCGTTGGCTCGCTAAGTATGGGTCAGTAGACAGACCTAACTATGCAGAAGGTAAGAAGAACGGCTACTTAGAGCACGAACTTCTTGCTAATGTGCGGGCCAACGTATCTGAGTGGGCTGTTGCATCATTGACTGATACTGCGTGGAACGTACCGTGGTATCCCAATGAACTACACCCACGCCGTGCAAAACTACCTGATGTTGGTAACAACTTTGAGGTACGCACTGTACGCACACGTGATTCTATTCCATTCTGGAGTAAGGATAACGGGAAGATCTTAGTAGGCACAAAGATTCTTGATGAAGATTATTACTCACAGGTTGAAGTCTATGGTTACTGTAACCCTGAAGAGTATGCAACGTCCCAGTACAGGGATGAGGTTATCGGTGGCTGGCGTGTACCAGTAACTGAACTGAAGGAGTTCAAATGATTTGTTCTAACTGTATGAAAGGTGGAGAAGAGAACTCTCTTACCCATTACAAACGTGCCTCTAATTGGCACGAGAAGTGCAACGACAAGGGGTGTGTATGCCAGCACAAGACTGGTCCAGGGTACGTAAAGCGGGAGGGTTCAAAGGTCCCGTTGATGCAAACACAATCCCCATAGGATTAATAGTTACCCACTATGGTGGGGAAGTAAGAGAGGGTAGGTCAGCATCTGTTAGGTGCTGCATCCACCCAGATAAAAGACGTAGTGCTGTCATCAATACTTATGACAACCTATTCTTTTGTCACACCTGTGGGAAGGGTGGCAATGCAGTAAATGTTGTCGGGATAATAGAGAACTTGGAGTTTAAGGATGCACTCAAAAGAGCAATCGAAATCGTTGCTGGAAGCGGTCACACACTACAGCAAAAGTCTGGACGCAAAGGCGCTGGAGTATCTCGAAGGACGTGGGATATCTGAAGACGTTGCTCTGCAGTTTTCATTAGGACTAGTAACCGATCCTATTAATGGTCACGAAAACCACGCGGGCTGGCTTTCTATTCCATATCTGACTGCGTTAGGTATGTGTGTAGGCGTGAAGTTCCGTAGGTTAGATGATGGAAAGCCTAAGTACGGTGCACCTACGGGACAGAAGGCTCACCTGTTTAATGTTGCTGATATAACTATTGATTCAGGTGCCATTGTTATATGTGAAGGTGAGTTAGATGCAGTAGTTGTATCAGGTTTGATAAACATACCTGCAGTGGGTGTACCTGGAGTGCAGGCTTGGAAGCCACACTTCTCTAAGTTATTTACTGGATACGATACCGTCTACATTGTAGGTGATAATGATATCAAGGAGGACGGCACCAATCCTGGTGCTGAGTTCTCTCGCCGTGTCTCACAAGAGGTATTGAACTCACGCATAGTATCATTGCCTGCGTCAATGGACATTAACGATTACTACCTTGCAAACGGCAAAGAAGAATCGTTAAAACTATTTGGAGGTGTGTGATGTATGGTGATGACCGAGAACGAGTGGGTCATAATGCTACAGACTTTGCAGCATATGGGCTTTCACATCTTGCACCACGACAGGAAGACGCAGACCATACTCATACGCCCGCAGCCAACCCGTTAGTAGATCACGCTGCCGTTACTGGCTATCGTGCACTGGGTGTATCAACTGAAGACCTAACATCCTTTATTGAATCCTTTGCATCTCTTCGTGCTATGCGTGTCAAGGGTGTGGGCCACGACCAGTACTCACACGCTAAGGGTCAGAAGTTTGAGTCCTTTACCACATCAGATACCATCAGAGAATTGATTGAAGAGTTAGCAGATGCCAGTAATTACATTGACTTCCTTGCTATCAAACTACTTAACATCCAACACACTATAGATTTGGTGCTACCTGACTGTGACTGAACCCAACCCAATACTCAATGACATTGTGCCTAGTGTAGTAAGTCTTGTGCACCGTCGCTATCGTAAGTATGTAGACCGTGCTGACCTAACGCAAGAAGCATACGCTTGGTTGATGACACGTGTGGTGTACTTCAATGGGTTACTAGAAGAAGAGAACGAGTCAGTGCGCTTGGCTAATCAAAGGCGTATAGGCTGGCAGATGAAGCGTGCTATCGAACGCTATGCCCGCAAAGAGAAGGCTACTCGATCTGGGTATCAGACCAATGATGAATCCTTCTACGATGTTATTACTATTGCACAACTGTTACCTTATGTTATCGCAAGCGTTGTCAATGACACTGCCATTGAACAGGCACAGAACCTAGTCAATGATGGCACACCACGTAAACCTTCTGCTCCTTCTGAGGGTGGCAACCTGTTGGCTACGCTCATTGATATCAAGAAGTCTTATGAATTACTAGATGAAGATGAGCAGAAGATACTACGCCTGAGATACCACGAGAACTATACGCTGCAACAGTTGAGTGAGGTTCTTGAGTGTGCTATCTCTACTGCAGATCGAAGATGTGGTAATGCTTTGCGTAAACTACTTAACTTTATGGGAGGGGAGTCACCTTACTAATGATATATGACTATGAATGTCCAGGATGTGGTGATGTGCGACAGATAGAGCGCAAGATGACTGACCCCGAAGAGACATACATCTGTACCAATTGTCACAATGAGTTCAGACGTGTGTGGACTTCTCCTCCTGTGCAATTCAAGGGCAAAGGCTTCTACTCTACGGACAAATAAAGAACCCCACCGCAGGAAGGGTAGCGGTGAGGTTCTTTGTGCCCGAAGAAGAGGATGCACTTATAGTGTATCAGTACCAGCCTCGTCTGTTGCTATGTTGGAGAGCGCGACACGCAGATTTTCCGTAGCGATGGTCAAGGTATCGTAGACCGTGTAAGACTTGGAGTTCAGGCTGGCTACTACGTTCTCTAAGGAGTTGAGCAATTCCGTAAGCCGTGCTTCTTGGGTTGTCGGCGAGGTGGTCAAACCTGCTCTCACGGGTCCAAAGGGTGAGCAGACACTGGATCTGGTTGTGGTTGTAACCGAGTGCTCTCGCGTAACTAACCGTAAGTGCTCTGTTCTCACGCTTCTCCTCCATTGTCGCCTTCGTCCGTGCCTTTAGATAGGTTTTCTTTGAGGACAGGGGCACCTCGCCCGTCTGCTGTGCGGACACGAACACCGACAACAGGGATAGTATTACCATCAAGGTCAAGCCACGTTTTACCTTCTTGTTCATCTGTCTTCTTCTCCATTTCAAGCAACTGCTTATAGGTATCAGGGTAAAGATGAGCAAGACGTATCAATGCACGGTCTCTTGCCCTTCTGTAGTTGCGTTGGCGCACTGCCTGTTTAGCAGCACCAACCATTCTCTTATTCTCCGCCTCCATTGTTCGTCTTATCCTCCCATACTATTAGAACGTAGGCTATCAACATCACCAGCAGTAGACCTAAGAAGTAACTCATTGTGTGCCCGCCAGTACTGCGTGGACAATCTTTGTTATATCAATGGGTTCAATTATCAACCGCGCATCCTCTTCCCCTGCCTCCCAGCAGGAGACCAATAGACGTGAGTCCATAGGTGATTGGCGTAGCCATTGGTATGCACTGTGCGGATCTTCCCCGCCCCATACTGCGTTGCCCTCCTTGGTCGCTACCTCGTAGAAGTTTACCAGTTTATTCTTTGGGTGAAATCCCACCACATTATCCTCAGTTGTCATCACTTCCTCCTTCGTTGAATGTATCTACCATAGACAGGGCGTAGACCATACGCATAAGGTTCATCCCTGCCTCCTTCTCTGTCTTCTCATCTTGTACTTGTAGTATTGCTAGGTCTTGACACAACTGTGCCTTAGCACGCCAGTAGTCTACCGTAGGCTCAGACATTACTAACCTCCTCTACCTCGAAGAAATACTCCACCTTGTTATCGTCGAGTAGTTCTTTGTATCTATCACGCTTTGCCATAGCCCACATACGGGCTTCCTCGTTTGTGTTGAACTCATCTGTGGTGCGGTACACCACCTTCGATATAGTTATCTCATACGCCTTCATCTTCTGCCCTCTCCTTTACTAAGTCGCTGACCGTCTTCTCCTGCTTATCTGTTGGTAGTTCGATCTTTGATAGCGCCTCACCTAGCGCCGTGCGCCAGTTCGTGCCCTCACCTGCTGCGATTAAGTCAGGCTTTGCACCTGCAAAATCCCATAGTTCTATTTCATATCGCTTGTTATCAGGTATAACTACCACCGTGAATACAAACTGCGCCGTCTTATCCTGTTCAGTCATCTTCTCCTCCTTTGTTATAGCAAGGGAGGCATACCCAATACATCCCACCCTTGTCTCCCCATACTAACTCACTAGTGTTGAAATCATCTAAACATTTTTTACAGGTTGATAGTTCATTAGTTATCATCTTCTCCTCCTTCTCTAGCCTTCTTCTCCATCCAATACGCAAGCGTTGCGATTGGTACACCATACAGCAACATCAAGCCCCATAAGACTAAGGCATCAGTCATCACGCCACCTCCTCCTTCTTAGGTCTAATAGGCTGATGAAAGGTGCAGTACCGCGAGCCTTCTTTAACTTCCTCATAGCATTCATAGAGGTTGCATTCCTTGATTTTGATCGAACCCTCGCTCACGCCTTGACCTCCTTCTTCTCCGCAATCATTAGCCCTGTATGTATGCCCGTAATTAATTTGCGTAGGCTATGAGCCGCTTCTGCCTTGCTTCCTCCAAGGTAATCACTAAACCCGCGAGGCTCACAATGTCCCGAACCGTACTTACTACCGCCCGTAAAGTGCACACGCCAGGCGCGTCCGTATGTCTTACTACCCTCCTGTAACACAAGGTGCGGGCGCTTCATTGATTCATAGGGCGCATCTTCTACTACCTCACCCTCAAACAAGGGTTGGATTAACTTCTCTAGTGCTATTACTAGGTTGCGAACTTCTTCTATTGTGGTCTGCATTTTTCTCCCTCTCTCAGTTATTTCTAAAGAAATCAATGGCCCAGTCATAGACCGCGCCCTGGGTTAGTTCTGTTTCATCTTCATCAGTAAAGTATGTAATCGTAATCTCTCCAAGGTCTAAATCCTCAGTGATTTTTACGCCGTCATTGTGCCCTCCTGGTACATCCTCAAAGAATAAAGACATCACCTTAAAGCGGTTAGGCCCCTGTTCTGCAAAGAGGATTGGATTACTAACGCCCATATCCTCAGCCCCTTCTAACTCTTCCCGTATCTCTTCCGTTAGGGCTATGACTTGCTCATTACGGGTCTGCAATACCTCTAGGATATCGCTCCCGTTACAGCACACGCATTCATTCTCGCATCCGCCATAAGCGCGGGTGCCGTCGGGCTGTGTCTCTAGATATATCGAACACTTACAGGTCTCACACATAACTGCCATTTTCTGCCCTTCCTAGGCTAAGAGAGTTGGCCCGTGTTGGCCTCCTTCTCTAGTGCCCCCGTGAGAGTGTGAATCTCTAGCCTTTAGCGCGGGGGCGGTTGATCGATTTGGTTTATACCTCCTCCTTGGTATCCTTACCGCAATCTTGACAAGACCAATATATCCCGCCCTGGCTTGATGTGTAAAGGATGACCGCTCTACATCTTAGACACCTCACGCCCTCACCTCCTCAATTACTAGCGCCTCGCGGTCTACCTTCTCACAATAGGCGCGGGCTTGTGCGCTTGTGGTGAATGTCTCGCGGTAGGGAATCTCCATATTAAAGCCGTAGTATCCCGCCCGCCAATTGTGAGCCCCTTCTCTCTTAATCCAATAGTACCAATGCGCCCGTGATGTTCCCTTTACGGTTATCTGCATTTTACCTATGCGTGTTCCCCAATTGAGTTTCATTTCTTGCCCTCTCCTTCTCCGTACCAGTAGGAGGAGCCTTCTATCTCGCGCATCTGCAAGCCGTCGGCCTCTTCGCCGTTAAAGTATCCATCATAAAACGCTTTCGCTTGCTCTTGTGTGTCGGCCTCAATCTCCCACACGGTGCCCTCAATCACTCTAAATTTAGCCATTACATTACCCCGCAAGCGTCTAGGAATCTAGCGCGGTCAAATCGGGGGTTATCTGCCTGTAATGTGTTGGCTAGCATATAAGCAACTACGCCCGCCCCCGCCTTCTCGCTTGTTAGGCGGTGAGCCTCTTTAATCGTCTCTGCAATCAATACGTAATCCTTGCGTGTCATCTTGTTCTCCTCTTGATTTGGTGGCGGGGTAGTTCCCTCCACTCGTGCCCCGCTCCGAATCGAATCGGCACGCCCTAGGCGGGCGGGGCTGGCGTTGCTTATATCGCGTACTTTAACTCGTACACGACATATTCCCAAGATTCATAGTTGGCTGGTGTTTCATCTATTGTGTATCCTTCTGACTTGTGAGCATCTAAGACTTGGACTAACAGGTCATTGAATGAGCCAAATTGTGTTTTTAATCCCCAAATGAAATCGGTGTTTAGTGTGATAGTCTTACCATTTGTGTGGGTCATCTTGATATCCATTTGCTTGCTCCTCTTAGGTTAATTCAATTAACATTTATTAATTGATAAGGCAACTATATACGGGTGTCTACCGTATGTCAAGCCCAAATGAGGGTTATTTGATAACGATTTGGTAACGATTTTAGGGGTGTGTCTTGTCTATTTGTCGACAATTCTAAGGCCTTGCGGGTCACAATATAGTTGAACTTTCAACCACTTACGGGGCGATATGTTACCGCTCAGTAACTTAGGGGGATTGAACAAGGTAGACAATTAAACCTTGAATGTCTAAGGCTTAGGTAAAGGGTTATTAATGGACAGATAACTAAGTTATGTATAGGGTGCCCGAGGTACAGCCCGCCCGTTTACTTTACATAATAACTTATCCACAGGTCAGACCAGTTATCCACAGGGTGTGGGGGTCTGCTGTAGGCCGTAAAAACCCTACCCCCAGGTGTTAAGTTTCAGCGCCGTACTACATATACTCCCCGAAAAGAAATTTACGCTAAAGTGAGATCCAATTAAATGTCCTAGTTTGTACACATATTAAAGTGACGTTAGTCACAAATAGAAAATAAAATCTACCCTAGACGGGAAATGGGCTATTTTTTCTGCCTTATATATAGTAGGGGAGTAAAACGAACCAGTACTAGTTTTACGACCCAATCTCGCTACGTTGGCACTACGCGAGTCCCCCTAGGACGAGCACCAACTTACCCCTCGGTTCGCTGTGGCTCCCTCGGGCGCTAAGCCCGAAGCGGTGACTGCTTTTAGTGGGGACAATACTATCTCCAGTATAAAACACTTCCCCTAGTAAAGGAATCTCTGATTCCGTTCGAGGGCTGCGCCCCTCGTATAAAAATTTTTTCGCGCCTTCGGCGCTTTATTAGAGGAGACTACGTGGCAGAGAAGTCCAGTGACATCGCCAAGCGTCTAATCCTTAGTGGTGTAGCAGAGGGTTTAACTATCGAGGCAGCCACGGCTGCATCTGGTAAATCCTATAAGACTTATGAATACTATCGCAGGACCGATAAGGTCTTTGCTGACAAGATGGACCGAACACGGCTAGGTCTTAAAGATAAGAACTTTGCCTCCAGCGATGTCCACGACATAAACTTTGCAGAGTTTCGCCAAAGATACCTACACTCTCGTACCTTTCCACACCAGCAGAACCTGATAGATGTGATCGAGGGTCGTCCCCCAGGCTGGCTACATCCTAGTATGAAGTACGAACCAGGGCTGGCTAATAACAGAATCCTTCTTAACATCCCGCCTAACCACGCCAAGTCAATGACTGTGACGGTAGATTACGTCACCTGGCAGGTGTGTCAGAACCCTAACTTTCGTGTGCTGATAGTCTCTCAGACTCAGCAACTAGCAGCAGACTTTCTCTACGCCATCAAGCAACGCCTGACTCATCCAAATTATGAAGCACTCCAACAGGCTTACGCTGCTGGCGTAGGGTTTAACTCTAAGACCGCTTCTTGGCAGGCTACCCGTGTGACCTTTGGTGATGAACTCCGTGAGTCATCTGAAAAGGACCCAAACATTGAAGCCGTTGGTATCGGTGGTCAGATCTACGGCAAGCGTGCCGATATGATTATTGTAGACGATGCGGTGACATTAAAGAACGCTAATGAGTTTGAGAAGCAGATCCGTTGGTTAACCCAGGATGTGCGCTCCCGTCTTAACCCTACTGGTAAATTAATTATCGTAGGTACCCGCGTTACAGCAATTGATCTTTACAAAGAACTACGCTCTGAGGACCGCTACCCTGGTGGCTTGGTACCCTGGACCTACCTGGCAATGCCAGCGTTACTGACAACAGATGATGACCCTGATAAGTGGGAAACCCTCTGGCCTGCAAGTGATGCTCCATTTGATGGGCAAGTAGAATCAGATTTGAATGAGGATGGATTATATCCACGTTGGAATGGTCGCAACCTCTATAACGAACGTCAAGCAATGGACGCATCTACTTGGGCATTGGTTTACCAACAACAAGATATCTCAGATGATGCCATCTTTGACCCAGTATGTGTACGAGGTGCTATAGATGGAATGCGTAAAGCAGGTCGTTTGGTTCCTGGTCACCCTGGTCACCCACGTGATCTCAGTGGCTTCTCTGTTATTTGTGGTCTTGATCCCGCTATGGTTGGTGATACAGCCGTCGTTTGTTACGCTATTGATCGGGTTAGTCATAAACGCTATATCGTTGATGCTATTAAAATTACTAGGCCAACACCTGCTGCAATCCGTCAGTTAATCTTTGACTGGACTGGGCTATACCAACCTAGCGAGTGGATTGTAGAAAAGAATGCGTTCCAATCTTTCCTTACCCAAGACGAAGGTATTAGACAAAACCTGGCCTCCCGAGGAGTGCTACTGCGGGAACACCATACTGGTACCAACAAGTGGGACTCAGGATTCGGTGTTGCATCAATGTCAACTTTGTTCGGCACCAAGCAACACGACGGTAAGCACCACAGAGACAACCTTATTCATTTACCTTCTGACCAAACTGAAAACATTAAGGCGCTCATAGAGCAACTCATTACCTGGTCGCCTACTACTAAGGGCAAGACCGATATGGTGATGGCTCTGTGGTTCTGTGAGATCCGCGCACGCGAGATGCTCAACCAAGGTATGCACAAGACCCACCATATGAAAAACCCTTTCCTATCTCGACACGAGGTAGGCAAACGAACAGTTATCAACATAGATGAACTGCTCGCCGAGAAAGACCGCACATTCATCTAACAAGGAGATAACTATGCCAAAAGGAATTGATCCAAAGGCTTACGCTGCAAGAGTCACTAAGGCTAAGAAAGTTATAGCAGCAATGGACCCTGCAATGAAAGCAAAGATTAAAGATATGTACCCAAAGATTTCAAAAGAACAAGTTGCTAGACAAGCAATGGGTGGAAAAGATATTTCATCTATGGAGAAAAGAATGAAGTCAGTAGCAGACCGTAAGAAAAAAATGACTGCTGAAATGAATGCATTTGGAAAAACACGTACACCATCAAAGGCTGTTAAAACTCCAATGCCTAAGACAGCAACTAAGGCTCCAGCAAAGCCAACTACAAAGGCTAAGACACTTACAGGTCCTGCTGCTGTACGAGAACTGCAACGTCAGGTTTCACCTGCTGGTGTCAAGAAGGCAGAGATGGATGCTAAAAAAGCCATTGCTAAGAAGTACCCAGGATTAACTAAAAAGTCTAAGTAAGGAACCCCATTGTTATCAACTAAAGAGGTAGTAGCCAAGGTTAATCGCCTTCAAACACGCTACGCCGCACGTGATCAGAGAATGCGTGATGTGCTCTCTGTACGTCAAGGAGACATCAGCAAGGTTTATCCTGCAATGTTTTCGGAGGAATACCCAAAGCCTCTAGTTGCTAACTTCATTGACGTAGCAGCGCGTGACCTTGCAGAAGCAATGGCACCGCTACCATCATTTAACTGTGCTGCAACCAATATGGTTTCAGATTCAGCACGCAAGGCTGCAGATACTCGCACTCGTATTGTTAATCATTACATCAGTGCATCTGAACTACAAATTCAAATGTATACTGGTGCTGATTGGTTTAATACCTACGGTATGTTGCCAGCACTTGTAGAGATGGACTACGAGACAAACAATCCTCGTATTCGTTTGCTTAATCCTTTTGGTACTTACCCTGAGATTGATCGCTTTGGTCGCACTATCTCTCTTACTCAGGTAATGGCATCTGATGCTGAGACATTAGCAATGCAGTATCCAGAGTTCTATGACCAGATTATGCCAAAGAATGTGTACTCACCTGGTTCTCCTTATGTATCTCTAGTTCGCTATCACGATGCAGACCAAGACTTAATCTTTATTCCAGAGCGTAAGAACCTAGTACTCTCAAACATCCCGAACCCTATTGGTAAGTGTATGGCACGTGTTGCTATGCGCTCATCCATTGACGGTGAAGCACGTGGACAGTTTGATGATGTTCTATCAGTTCAACTTGCTCGTGCTCGCTTTGCAGTATTGCAAATCCAAGCAGCAGAAAAATCTATTCAAGCACCTATTGCTATTCCACAAGATGTGCAAGAACTTGCTCTTGGTCCTGATGCAATTATGCGTTCTGCTAATCCACAAGGCATTCGTCGTGTTCCATTGGAACTACCACCTGGAGTCTTCCAAGAGTCAGGTGTACTAGAGCGTGAACTACGCTTAGGTTCTCGTTACCCAGAGGTTCGCTCAGGTAACATTGATGCATCTATCGTTACAGGTCGTGGCGTTCAAGCGTTACAAGCAGGCTTTGATACACAGATCAAATCAGCACAAGCACAGTTTGCTAGATTGTTTACAGACCTTGCTTCTCTTTGCTTTGAAGTAGATGAGAAGATCTTTGGTTCTATGCCAAAGGAAATCAAGGGCGTAGATGATGGTACTCCGTTTAATATGAAGTACATTCCATCACGTCAAATTGATGGTAACTACGGTGTAGATGTTCGCTACGGAATTATGTCTGGTATGGATCCTAACCGTGCCATCATTGCTTTACTACAAATGCGTTCAGACAAACTCGTATCTCGTGACTATGTACGTCGTGAGATTCCAATGGAGTTAAACGTAACGCAGGAGGAACAGCGTGTTGACATTGAAGAAATGCGCGATTCTTTGCGTGTTGCTGTTGCTCAGTATGCTCAGGCAATACCAGCCCTTGCAGCGCAAGGCCAAGATCCATCTCAAATCATTACTCGTATTGCAGAAGTTATTCAAGGCCGTCAAAAGGGTCTTCAATTAGAAACTATTATTGGTAAGGCATTTGCTCCAGAGCCTGCACCAGAGATGCCAGTAGCACCAGAATTAATGCAAGGTGCACCTCAACTTCCAGCAGCAGGTGCGATCAACGCCCCAGCCTCAGCGCAACCTCCACAAGAACAAGGTGGAATGGCCCCTGCTGCTGGTCAACGTCCAGATATAGCAAACCTACTAGCCGCCATTGGCGGGGCAGCATAAAGAGGGGGTGTAAATATGAACAAAGGATCACGTGCAGCAGCACCAATGTCAAAGCCAGTCGAAGGCAAGAAAGATACTTCTAAGCCAGCAGGACCAGGCAAGGTTGTACCATCAACAATGCCAGCAGGTCGTCGCGGCAACGCAGTAAAAAAGGGTTAATCTATTTTAATTAACGGAGGTATTGGGCGTGGATAATAATAACGATGTTCCACGTCCAATACACTTCGCTGATTTTCTAGTAACCCTTGCAGGTTTATTACATAACATACTCAGTTCACTACAAACATTTACAGAAGAGTTAATGGAAATAGCAATCTATAATGCTAACCGTAACTCTAAAGTAAACAAAGTGTGGGAACAATTTACAAATGATTTAGAAAAGATACAGGAGGAAACCGATGGCAGATAACCCAATCAGGGGCGTATCAGGTCCTGGCAAATTCTCTGTACGTACAGATCTACCAGCATCACAAAATTATGGTGACCGTAAGGCTATGGCAGAACAAATAGCAGGAGCACCTACCGCTAGAACACCAGACGTTCGCGGGTTACCTACAGGTCAAGTTCAGGCTGCAGCACAGGCTGCACCACAACCACCTATCACAGAATTATTTGCACCAACCCAACGTCCTAACGAGCCAATCACTTCAGGTGTAGCGGTAGGACCAGGCCCAGGACCAGAGGTAATGGGCTATAACGGACAGTCAGAAAAACTATCTGACATTTTATCTCAGATGCTTCCATACGATACAGATGGTGAAATAGCAATTCTTTATCAGCAAGCCGTATCCAGAGGTCTGTAATGGCAGAAACGCCAAAGAACTCTAACCTTGCTCAAGCAGCATTTCGTGCAGGATTAAATCCGTCACAGACACGTCAGATTGATGGCCTTGCTTCAGCATTGTCTACACATCAGCGTCTATCTGATTTACCACAGCAGTATGCAGCAGAAGAGTTTAACAAACTACCTAACAACAAGAAGCAATCTCTTGTATCAATGACTGGTACTAGCAAACAAGATAACGACCCAAATCGTTCCTGGCTAGAAACTGGTGCTCACTACGCATTTAGTCCTTTCAAAGTAGCAGCAAAGACTTTGTTCGATGCACTCGATTACGCATCAGATACTATGACTCGTGTCTATCGTACTGGTGCTATCGCTGCTAATGAGAACATTAACTTCGGTGATGCTTGGGGCAAAGCAGGTCGTGACGGTGAGAACGTATTCATCCAAGACCGTATAAACACAGCAACATCTCGTTATGGCGCAGCACGTGTAAACGTAGCCAAGCGCATTGCTGCAGGTGTTGCTCCAGAAATTATCTTTGCAGAAGCACAGAACGAAGAAGAAAAGCAAATTGCTGCACAGGCACAGCAGAGCGAAACAGGCGAGATTATTGATCCGCTACTTCGTGATGCACTTGCAGAAGTAAATGCTGCTAAGTATTCTCCAGGTCGTCAGATTGCAAACCTATTCTTACCTCAAGATTTAGAGGGTAAAGGTCCACTCTACTCTTGGATCTCAGGTTCAGTAGATGCTTCATACAGAATCTTTATGGACCCAACACTTGCATTAGGCAAGGCTCGTAAGATTTATCTTGGTGGCTCACAGGCTCTTAAAGTTACTGGCAAGTATGCAGCAACTGCAAAACTTGGTAGTGCTCAAAAGGTATCTAAGTATTTTGATACTACAGATATCTTTGGTACAAAAAATGTACAGAACCTATGGACAGATTACACAAACCTTTTTACTAAGTATGCTGCTGCAAAGACAACTGATGAAGTTGTTACAGCACGCACAGCACTTAACGATCTAGTACCAGAACTAAAAGATGACTTTATTGTTTCCTTTAAGTCTTTTGGCGAAAAGGAATTTGGTGGTGTCTGGGACCTAGATACTGCTAAGGCTTACCTATCAGATGCCTCAAAGGTTGAGTCTATGCTTTATGGTCAGGCTGGTGCTCGCATCAAGTTAGCACCACGTATGACTCCAGCGCGTAAGGCGCGAGTGCTTGCCCTAACTACTGGACGACGTGTATTTGATTTGGATAAAGACTCTCGTGCTCTTATTCAGACAATGGAATTAACAGATGATGCAGCATTGCTTCAGGCTGTTGTAGGCAGTGAGACACTATCTCCAGCCCAAGCAGGCGTAACACTTGCTGGTGAAATTATTAAATCACGCCAGAACATTAAACGATTTACTCCAGAGTATTTTGCTAATCGTATTGACCGTATCAAAGCCAAGTTCACACCTATTGCTTCCCTGATAGATGATGAAGCATTTGACCACGCATCAAAGACAGCGCCACAAGATTTCTTCCGTTACTCACGTATGGCTCTGGGTTCATATCACGCTAAGGCATTTACTGAAATCTATTCATCAGCAGATCTTGGTCAACGCAAGGCAATGATGAAGGGTATTCAATCAACAGTTGGAAACCTTATTGGATTAGATAAGACTGATGGCGGACGTAAGTTACTCAAGGCTCTATCAGATGACGCATACGCAGGTGTAGCATATTCAGCACGTGGTGCAGATGGTGCTGTTCCTTCAGTAGTTAACGGTATAGACAGTGCACTATATCCTGCACAGACATCTAACCTTTCTCGTGTTATCGGTCTTCGTGATATGCAACGCTTTGCAGGTCGTGAGAGTTTCTTTAGTAGAGTTCTAGGTGTTCAGTATAGCGCTGCTGCAGATGGCGTAATTGATGCCTGGACATTCGGAACTATTGCTGGACCTCGTTTCCCAGTACGTAACGCTATTGAAGATTACACAATGGGTATTCTTAATGGTCAGTCTATTCTTAGAACTGCACAAGCACGCAGAACAGCAACTAAGGTTCGCCTAGGATCTGGACAAGATCTAGGTATGATTAATCGAGTTGTTAAGCGCAAGGACCAAGAGTATTTCAAGACTCGTCTTGCTGCAGTTGATGGTCAATCAGGTGCTATTGATGACCTTGTTAAAAAAGGTATTCTTAAAGAACAAGATATAACTGCTTATCGCAATATGACACCACAGCAACAGTTAACTCAACGCCGTATTATTATGGCAGAGGCTTTTATGAAGGCTAAGATTGATGATGTTGCTAATGCTGATATCTTGGAAAAGGTACCAAGTCACATCAAGGACTTTGTTAAGTACGGTAACCTAGAAGCGCTACTGCGTGGAGCAGGTGAAGGTGCATCTAATGCAGTCAATGGACTTAACGCCTCTTCACGTGCGATAGCAACTGCAGACCGTAATGGCAAGACAATAGCACTTAACATTAACGATACTGCAATGCGTCCAATTCGTGGAAGTGCAATTGGACAGAAGTCTCTTATTGATGACCAAGGCAAACTTGCCTGGGGTTGGAACATTCTTATACGTGGAACTGATGACATTGGTCAACGCGGTATTCAACTCTTTGACGATAAGATTACACAACAAGAGTTTGTGGCTCAGTTAGCACCATACATTGATTCACTTGGAGATGAAGTACCATCAATCCTGATACGATATTCAGATCCAAACTACACATCACAGCAGCACGCAGCAGCCATTTATGATGATCTAAAGAATCTATTCAGTCGTCAAGATGGAAAGTCTGTTAATATGGACTTACTAAGTAAGATTCGTAAAACAGATGCAGATGGTAAGGCTTACATAGATTTAGAAGACTTTAACCTAGACGATCTACCAACAAGCATTGAAGATCTTCCAGCATCTGTAGCAGGACCTACGTTTATCCCAGTAATGGAAAGCAAGAACATCTTTACTGACATATCTAAGCGTGGTTGGACCTGGATGGGTGAGGCAAATGCACGTTTCTCACGTGAACCACAGGTAGTTAATGCTGCAGTTCGCTACTATGACGAACTTAATGCACCTGGTGGCTACGCAGAAGACTTAATTAACCAGTATACCAAGGGAATTGTAGGCTCTACAGCACGTGAATCAGCAACAGATGCTGCAAAAGCACAAGTTGTACGCATATCTGAAGAACTTGCACTGGAATCTACGCTTGCATTTGTGGATAACCCTGCACTTCGTACACAGTTAGCGTGGTCAGCACGTAACTTTGCTCGTTTCTATCGTGCAACTGAGGACTTCTATCGTCGTTTGTACCGTACTGCTAAGTATAACCCAGAGGCTATACAGAAAGCAGCACTAACTTATGAAGGCATAAGCCATTCTGGGTTCGTACAGAAGGATGACCAAGGAGAAGCGTACTTTATTTACCCTGGGTTGGCTCCAGTATACGGTGCAATGAAGAAAGCACTAGACGTATTTGGTCTTGGAGATAATTTTGTTGCACCAATGCCATTAGAGTTTAGTGGAAAGTTAAAGATGCTTACACCATCCTTTGACCCTGAGTCTTGGGCACCAACATTTTCTGGTCCATTAGCAGCAGTGCCAATGAAACTAGTTTATTCTATAATTCCATCTCTTGCTAAGTCAGAGAATGCAATTATGGCCCGCGCTGGTAAGGAACTTGGTTCAGTACAACGTGCAACTCTTGGTCCTATTGGTGAAGACCAGGGACTTCTTGCTTCAATGGTACCAGCACACGTTAATAGATTACTTGCTCGTCTTAATAAGGATGAGCGTGAGTCACAATATGCATCAGCATTTCGTAAGGCTGTTACATACCTTGAAGCAGCAGGTGCAACACCAGGTGCAGATGCAACTCCAGGTGAAACAAAGGCGTATCAAGAAGCGTTAGAGTCAACAGTTCAAAACATTCTTAGTGTTCGCTTTGTTGCAGGATTCTTTGCTCCAGCAAGCCCATCAGTCTCGCTCAAGTCAGATATGGCAGAGTGGGCACGTGATAATGGCAGTGTTAACTTCAAGCAGACCTGGAACAAACTGATTAACAAGTACGCTGAGCAGGGTTCAGAAGACCCATACGGCGAAGCAATGGGCGATTGGGTAAAGTACTTCCCTAATCAGATTCCATTTACTGTTAATGAGTCAGATCCACAGGTATTGCCTTACTTCCAGTCTAGTAATGCAGCCTCTAAGTGGGTAGATGACAACCGTGCTTTGGTCAAGAAGTACCCACAGGGTTCAGCGTTCTTGATTCCAAATACTGGTGAGTTTACCTACGATGCGTACCAGACATTAATGAATAACGGCTATCGCCAGAAGAAGTTAATTGGTGATTACCTCAAAGAAGTATCAGTAGCCAAAGATGAGCAACTTTATTACTCACAAAAGGCTATTCGTGATCAGGCGCTTACTGAAGTATTTAGTGATCGTCAACGTAGTATCATTAACGATAACTGGCAATCTTGGTCTAAGGAATTTCTAGCAGCACGACCACTACTTCGTATGGAGTTTGCTAGTGCAGCAGAAAATACCATCAAGCGTGACGCAGCATTTGCTGATCTACGTAAGATGATTGCAGAACCAAACCTTACTGGGTCTACTATTGATCGTTTACGTGAAATGGTACGTGAGTATGATGACTATGAAATCATCACTACTACCCAGTATAACTCAAGTTCAGACCGTGATATTAAAATACGTAAGTCCTATAAAGAATCATTAAGACTACGCTTGCAGGAGATTGCAGCAGGAGATCCTAATGCAACGTCCACATACAGCGTTCTATTTAGCAGATTGATTGGTGACTAATGCCAGAGACATTCATACCTTTTGACCCAAAGAAGGTACCAGGAAATGTTATTATCACAGGTGGTACGACATCAAATACTAAGCAACGTAGCGGTTTTACACTTGTAGATGTTGTTTCCACAGAGCCATTAGTTGCAGATCGAAATAGACTGCTACAAGATTTTGAGGGATTTACTGCTGATTACCGTAGGGCCTTGTCACAAAAGTTAAAGGCTGCTGGTTATTACCGTGGCGATGTCACTGGTAAGCCAAGTCTTAAATTACAAGATGCATATTTTGCTGCCTATGAAGATCTAAATACTTATACACGTGAGCGATTTAGTGCCCTTCCTGGTGCAGCACAACAGACAACACCTGTAGATAATCTTGACACATTCTTATCTAAGCAGACAACAGATGATGGTAGTGGTAGTGGCGAGAAGATTACCAAGATCCAACAACAAAGAAACCTTAGTCCAGATAGTATTGAAGCAACTATTGACAAGGTATTCCGCGACTTAACAGGTAGTGGTGCGTCTAAGGCACAGATTGCTAAGTACACAAAGAACATTCAGACACAGATGGCTAAACCACAAAACCTTGCACAAACAGAATACAAGAATATGGGTGGCGGAGTACAGCGCCAGATTGTAACTGAGGCTGCCTTTGATCCAGAGTCATTCCTTATCGAAGAGGTATCTAAGGGTGACCCTGCAAAGGCAAGCAGTGTTATGGGATTCTATGAAACATTTAACAAATTCATTGGGAGAGGCTAATGGCAGAAACATTAAAGCAGACCCAAGGTAAGTTACAGTCACGGATTGCTCAACTTCTTAATCAGGCAGCAAAAGAAACAGACCTTGTTGAAAAGGCACGTCTAAAAGGACAAGCCAAGAAACTCAATCAACAACTCGAAAAATCTAAACAATCATCTAACTTGGAAAAGAATCTATCTGTAGTTGAAAAAGCACAGAAAGAACTTGATCGCCTTAATGCTTTAGATCCTAATACACCTGGTGTTGCACCTGCAAAAACTGCACAACAAAACATTATTAATGATGCTACAAAGAAAGGCTTACCAAAGCCAGAAGTAAAGAAAAAAACAGAACCAACTATTATTGATACTGCTGCATCTAAAGCAGCAGCAGACAAGAAAAAGGTAACAACTCCAGCAGTTGATAACCAAGCAAAACTTCCTCCAAAGAAAACTGCTACTCCTGCTCCTGGTGGTGCATTTACAGATTCACAAAACGCAGCACGTATATCAAAAACTGGTACAAAGACTGCCACTGGTAATGAAGATATCAATGCCATCTATGCTCTTGCTAGATCTAAGTATGACAACGTAGATTCTATCTTCCTGTATGACCAAGAACTCAAGCAGATTCTTATTGATGCTGTTGGAGATATTGCAACCGCTAAAGATGATATGGAACCAGACGAGTTCCTTCGTCGTCTTAATGCATCTGACTGGGCTATCCGTAACGCCAGTACATATCGTGCTCGTGATGCACAACGCAGAGAGTACAACGAAACTTTAGACAAGTATAACAAGCAGTTAGAGATGGCTGATACCCAAGATAAGAAGGATGCAATCCTTTCTAAGATTGGTCAGTTAAATAATACTTCTTCTTATGCTCGTGGTTTAGCATCTGCTAAGGCTTACATCGAAGCAACTGCATCAGGTCTTACTGGAACTATGGATCCAGCACGTCTTGATGCTTTCGTTAAACGTATGTATGACTCAGCCAATGACAAAGATCCAAACATTATCAATCGTGAGTTGGCTGCACTTATTTCGTATAAGCCTGGTAGCCAACTAGGTGGTGCAATAGGAGCAGACCTAACAGTACTTCGTGCTACAGCACGTGCTAATGGATTTGATTTGGATACTACATTCAAAGATCAAATTAATAACTGGATGCAACGTCTAGCAGTAGGCGAGTCAGTAGAGACATTTAAGAATACAATCAGAAGTCAGGCTAAGTTAGGTCTACCAGATAAGGTAGCAAACCTATTAGACCAGGGTCTTGATCTAGCAAACATCTATGCACCATACAAAAATGTTATGGCTGCTGTACTAGAAGTCGCACCTGATTCTATTAACCTTAACGATAAGACATTGCGTTCTGCAATTGGACCAGAAAAAGAAATGTCTCTTTATGATTTCCAACGTACACTTCGCAAAGATTCACGTTGGCAGTACACAGACAATGCTCGCACTGAAGCATCAGATTCAGTACTTAAAGTCCTCAAGGACTTTGGATTTCAGGGGTAAATAAATGGCTAGAGAAGATATGATGATTGATGAAGGTGTTGCATTTGGTCGCCGTCGTACAAATACACCAACTTCTTCTGCAACCAAAGAAGATGTAAGTCAAGCACTTAAAGATGCTGCTGAAAGTCTTGGTGTTGATTCAGCAGGCGATCAATTTGAATCAACAGAATTATTTTCTCCTATTGGTGGAGGCCAACCAGTAGCAGGTGCTAGTATTGCAGATGCTGATATGTTTATGAGGGAAGGTTATACCCCTGGAACATTACCAGCAGAATACCAAACTCTATTTGGGAATGATCCAGATGTTATTGGTTACAAAGTTTCAACTAATCCAGATGGAAGCCAAAGTATAACCGTTGCCAAAGCACAAGGCGATGCTGATGGTGGTCTTCAATTTCAAACATATGGTGCCTCATTCGAAACAGATGCTTCAGGCAAAATAGTCCCATTTGTTAGAAGCGCAACAGGTAACAATAATTCAGGCAACGGCAATGATAGTAAAAATGGACTTTATACAGCATCAGATGGAAGAAAGTTTAATGACCCAGACACATTTGCTTTGTATCAGGGAAACCTAGACGAAAAAAAAGAAGGCCGTAAATCTGCATACGATCTATTGCTATCAGAGTTTGATCGTTATGGACTAGGTGCTCTAGTAACTCCACTCAAGTCTTTGATTGAAGAAGGCGTATCTCCATCAGAGTTTACACTTCGCCTACGTGAGACAGATGCTTACAAGAGGCGCTTTGCTGCTAACGCGCAGCGTGTGGCTAAGGGCCTACGTGCACTATCTGAGGCTGAGTACATCGGTACTGAAGACCAGTACCAGGATGTAATGCGTCGCTATGGTATGCCTGAGTCCTATTACGCAAAGGGTGACCTTGGTATTCAGAGTGGATTTGAGAAGTTCCTAGCAGGAGATGTATCTGCAGTAGAACTAGAAGACCGAATCCAGACAGCGCAAAACCGTGTGGTTAACTCTAATCCAGAAGTTTCTAAGGCACTTAAACAATTTTATCCAGGTATCTCTAATGGAGATATCTTATCTTATGTACTAGATCCAACCAATGCTATTGAGAACATCAAGCGCAAGGTAACTGCTGCTGAGATCGGTGGCGCTGCAATTCAATCTGGATTACAGGCTGGAGTTGCACGTGCTGAAGAACTTGGTGCTGCTGGTATTACCAAGCAACAAGCACAATCAGGGTTTGGAACTATTGCAGGTGGACTACAACGTGGTTCACAACTTGCATCTATCTACGGAGAAGATCCATATAGCCAAGCAATTGCAGAGACAGAAGTCTTTGGAATTGCTGGTGCTCAGGATGCAGCAAAGCAACGTAAGAAAATTACTGGACTAGAAAGGGCTACCTTCAGTGGTCAGTCTGGTGCATCTTCAGGTGCACTAGCGCGAGACCGTGCTGGCGCTTACTAAATAACAAGCCTGCCAATGGGACGACTGGTCCGTTGGAGTGAGATTAAAACCAGTAGCAAGAGCCATACCACCTCCCCCAAGGTGAATGTGAGGCTTGCGTCAATCTAACAAAGAATGGGAGAAGGACCTATGTCCAATTATGACTACGAGGATGATGACTTCGATACGGACTCATCAGGCAATGACCTTGTAAAACAACTGCGTAAGCAATTAAAAGCGAAAGAGAAAGAACTGAGCGAAAAAGATTCTGCTCTAAACAATCTTTCAAAGACGCAACGTGAACGAGCAATCAAAGATGCCCTCGCAAGTCGCGGGGTAAACAGCAAAATTGCTGCATTTATCCCACAGGATATAGACCCAACTGAAGAGTCTGTATCTAAATGGTTAGAAGATTATGCCGATGTATTCGGTTATGAATCTAACCAGACCCAGGCAACACCTAACGTTAATCCAGCCGATGCTGCTGCATATAAGCGTATGACTAATACTGTCGAAACAGGAGTATCTCCTGAACACAACGACAACATTATGCAGAAACTTATGAATGCAAATAGCAGAGAAGAACTAGATGATGTTATTAGGTTGTCTGGACTCTAATCCGATCCTAAAATAAGAAAGGCTAGACCCAATGGCAATTCCAACAGGTACCCCTACCACCACGTCTAGCATCAGCAACCTCGTACAAGCAGCATACGACCAGTATGTAAGAATGGCACTACGTTCCATTCCTGTTATGCGTTCACTTGCAGATGTTAAGCCAGTTCAACAGGCGATGCCAGGATCATCAGTTGTTTTCTCAATCTACTCAGATTTGGCTCAGGCTACTTCTACATTGACAGAAACATCAGATGTATCTTCTATCGCACTAGGTAACCCA